TTCAGAAAGCGTTTTTCGTAGGTCAGGTACAGCCGTTGCGTCGCGAGGCTGCGCCCCTCGCTGGCGAGTACTAACTGGTGGTACGACGCGGCATCGTGCAAGTCCACAACAACACCCCCTCCGCGGCTCTGTCTGGGTCGCTGTGGAATATACGTTCTATTCCGCGAGTAGACCCGGCGGTTAAAGGGGTGCTGCCGGCGCTGTCCAGTCACAATCACGTCTCTAGCCGTGTTAAAAGGTCACGCCGCCCGATAGAGGTCATGCCGAGCCCACGCAGAAGAGCGAGTTAAGCGGCGGCTAGACGTCTGTTTACCCGCAGTTGGTAACTGATCTGAGCTGCTAACAGTGGGTCCGCGCGGGCTGTTAATGGTGGGCTCGAGCGTCGCTTCTCCGAACGCCTCTGCCAGACGGATGTTGGCGTCGATCACCGCGAGCTGCACGGCGCGCGGGTAGCGGCCAACGACCTCGCCGAACTGGCGAAAACGACGGCGGATCTTGCGGTCGGTCGGGTCGTCAGGCTCGGGCTCTGGTTGGACGCCAGCCTGGAGCCGCCGGGCGGCCTCGACGAGTCGATCAGGATCGTGACCCGCCAGGCGCAGCACTTCGAGGGGTGAGTCACCGGTGATTTGAGCGAGTGCCAGGCAAGACTCGAAGTCGGGCGTGTAGCGGGCAATGCGCCAGTGGCCGACCACGCTGGGTGACCTGCGGATCGCGCGCGCTAGGTCGGCTTGATTGCCGCCGTACACCGCCACGGCGCGCTCAATGAGATCCGCGAGACTCATATCTGTTACCGCCCAAGTGTAGTGCAGCTACATCGCCGCTGCAATAGTGTTGCTACATTCTTTGCCTTGTTCTATGCTATTGCAGAGCACTATGCTACGAGGAGGTCGGATGTTGGGGCTTGTTGAGCGCCTGTCTGCGATTCAGGTGGCGCATAAATGGTCGGATCAAGACTTCGCTCGCCAGCTGGGCATCACACGGGTGATGTGGCAGCAGGTGCAGCACAGCGATCGTCGTTTCGGGCAGAGGACCTTGCGAACGATCGTTCGCGCCTTCCCCGAGCTTGGCTCGGAGGTGCTCGGCTATCTCAGTGATGCGCCGGACGAGGTCGAGGATGCCGCCGAACCTCTATCAGCCTGAATGGAGGTGCGGGGCATGAGTCCGCGGAACGGGCGCGCACCAGCGTCCACCGAGGAGACCGCGATCGCGGTGCCCGGGAGTCTGAACGCGACTGGATTGGATCTGCGACCAGGGCTGTCGGTCCAGGAATGGACGTCGGTCGGGACGGCACTCGCACGCGTCGACCGCGCGTATCGCTGGTGGGTCGGTGACTGGCTGAACTACGGCAGTGCGGAGTACGGCGAAATGTACGCCGAAGCAGCGGCAAGCACAGGACTCGAATACGGCAGCCTCAACCAGTGCAAGGTTGTGGCTAACTCAGTTGAATTTGTACGTCGACGTACAAATCTTTCCTGGTCACACCATTACGAAGTCGCGTCGCTCGAGCCAGACGAGCAGGATGTGTGGCTGGAGCGGGCCGAGACAAAGAGCTGGACCGTCAAGGAACTACGCGCATGGATCAAGGGAGGCAAACGCAAACCGTTGCCGACACATACACCATTGCTGCGGTTCTGTCAGGACCTCGACACGTCAGTCATCGTCGCGCAAATCCTGCGGGTGTATTTCCCGGACGCGGAGACTGCGTTCGACTCGACGGGTGGTGATGGTGGATTCTGGGACGGCTCTGAGCCTGTCCAGGTCACCGCGCTGTACGTCGATCCGCAACATGCGGCGGATAGCGACGTGGCTGATTTCCGCCAGTTGGAGTACGACGACGAGCGTTTCGACGTGGTGCTCTTCGATCCACCACACATTGCCGATGGCGGCACCGATTCCATCATGGCGGCGAAATTCGGAACCTACGCCAACGAAGACCTGGCGGATGTGATTGGCGACGGCGTGCGAGAAGCGTGGCGCGTCGCGCGACTCGGAATCATCGTCAAAGTGACGGACCACGTGCACGGCCAGCGCTACGTGTTGGAAAGCGACTGGGTGCGTGAGGCTATCGACCAGGTCCCGTTCGATGAGGTCCACCAGGTCCGCTCCGGGGCAATGGTCGATCCGAAGTGGGAGGAGCAACTGTCGGCGTACAACAACGGCTCGACATTTCTCATTTTCCGAAAAGACTCGGCGATGCATGTGCGGCGGGAGCGCGCATGAGACTTGAACTGGCAGACCTGAATCAATTCGGTGTCTCGCGGTTGGAGGATGACTACGCCGCGGTGCAGCGACGCGACGGTGGGAAAACATCCCGGGCTGATTTCGCGCTGGGTTGGATGGCAATGGCGGTGCGTCATCGGCTGTGGTCGTACTTCACCGCGGCGGCGCGCCAGCGGCTTGAGGAGGCGGCATGAGCGTGCTGCTCCGCTCGCCGTGGGGCCACGTGCTGCTGGTGTTCGTTATCGTGGTGCTGACCTACGCCGTCGGCACGCTCATCGTCAGGTGGGTAGCCGTATGACCAGCAACGCCCAGACCGACGTCCGACGCGCGCGCTACCGTGCCTGGAAACGCACGCATCTCACCGAGTCGGAGGTCGAAGTGTGGCTCGCGGCGTGGCAGGCTGGCGCATCCGAGACGCTGCACCTCGACGCCCAGCTGGCGCGCGACCTGGGCCAGATTCACCAACTCCTGGAACGGCTCGAGCACCACGTACGGGAGTACGCCGAACGCGAGGTCGAGGACGGCTCCGCCTACTGGTTCACCGAGGACGATCCCGCATGACACACGTCGACCTGCCAGGCTGGGCGTGGCTGCTCATCGTCTGGTGTCTGCTCAGCGGATTGTTCGCCGCGGGCATGGCCAGGTGGTTCCGGTTCATGCGCGACGGAGATCGTGACTGGTGACCGCGCACGTGCAGGCGTATCGCGTGTCGGCGCCGACGCTGACCAGGGCCCAGCTCGTGTTGCTCGAGGGCGCTGGTGAAGAAGAGCTCACCCGCTTCGTCAAGGCGCGGGCAAGAGTGCACGGCTGGTCTGGCTGGCACGTGCGCGACTCGGACGGCGTCATGGAGTCGGTGCACACGCTGCGGCTGGACGGCTTCTGCGACGGTCTCGGGGTACCCGACTGGTACTTCTGGCATGAAACGTTGAAGCAGTCGTTCTGGGCCGAGCTGAAGGGTGTGGGTGGTCGTCTGATGCCACACCAGAAGGAGCGGATCGCGTCCATGCGCAAGGCAGGAACCATCGTGATGGTCTGGTATCCGCGTGACGGTCAAGCCATCGAGCACACCTTTCGCTACGGCCTGGGAGAGACCGCATGAACGAGGAAATGGTGGAGGAGACCATCGCACGGCTGCTGATGGAGGTGCCCGAGCTGTGTCAGCAGTTCGGCTGCCGTGCGCCCGTGCAGACCTGGTGCCCTCTATGTCGTGCCTTTTTTTGCGACGAGCACGAGCAGCTGACGCCGATACGTCGACACGACTGCCTGCGCGGGCCCTCGGAGGTCGCATGAGGGTCCTGTCGCTGGGTGCGGGGGTCCAAAGCTCGACGCTGCTGCTGATGGCGTGCCACGGTGAGCTTGAGCTCGATGCGGCGATCTTCGCGGATACGCAGTGGGAGCCGGCCGCGGTGTACGAGTGGCTGGCGTTCCTGAAGCTTCAGGCTGACGCCGCGTCGATCCCGCTGCACCGCGTCACCGCCGGCAGCATCCGTGACATCACGCTGGGGGCGGCAGGGAGGCGAAGCGCCTCCCTGCCGCTGTACGTCCAGCAGTCGAGTGGTGCTGAGGGCATCGGCCGGCGCCAGTGCACCAAGGAGTACAAGCTGCGTCCGATCCAGCGACTGCTTCGGTCCTGGGGCGCGACCGCCGCGCGGCCAGTCGACATGCTCATCGGCATCAGTCTCGATGAGTACACGCGCATGGCCGACTCGCGCGTGCACTACGTCCGCAACGTCTTTCCGTTGGTCGAGCGCGGTATGACGCGCGGGGATTGCATCCAGTGGCTGGAGCGCCACGGCTACCCCGAGCCGGTCAAGTCGGCGTGCATCGGCTGTCCGTACCGGCGCAATAGCGAGTGGCGCAAGCTGACGACGGCGGAGTTTGCCGACGCGGTCGACTTCGATGAGCGCATCCGTCACCACAACCACAAGATGACGGGCCAGCAGTTCCTGCACCGCTCGTTCGTCCCGCTCGCGGAGGTCGACCTGCGCTCGGAACAGGACCGCGGCCAGCTCGAGCTCGACTTCGACGGGTGTGGCGTGCTGTGCGCCGGAGACGTGGCCTGATGGCGCGCGTACCGGCTGGCGGATTGATCCTGCCGCCGGGCGTCAAGGGTGTCCGCGGTCGCGATCTGTGGCCGACGCCGGATGTGCTGAAGCTCGCCAGTGGTGCGCTGCTGAAGCATCACGGCGAGTGGATGCCGATGCCCATCGGCGAGGCCAAGGTGTACCGCGGACCGCACGACCTGACGGTCCTCGTCAGCCTGGACGACCGCGGCGACGCGTGGGGTCCGCTGCTGCACATGAGCCTGAGCCTGCCGCGCGGGTATCCGGACTGGGACACGATCTACGCGGTCACCCGCGCCGTTTTCGGCGAGCAGGTCGACGCCATGATGCCGATCCCGCGCGAGGAGGCGTTCATACATCACGCCGTGAAGGGACAACGACACGTCTTTCACGTCACCGAAATGCCGGAAGCCTGGCCGGCTGAGGGCCACGTCTGATGGCGCGCGTACCGGCGTTCGTGGCTGGCCTGGTGTGCGGCCTGGTGCTCGGCACCGCGGTCATCATCGGCCACGCCGACGACGTGCAGGCGGAGGTGCTCGCGGCGGCCAGTGCGGCACACGTGGACCCGCAGCAGCTCCAGGGCGCGGTCAACACGCTCGAGGCGCACGGCATGCCGGCCGACCCGTACGTGTACTTGCGCAGCACAGGTGAATTGCCTTCTGAGTCTGAGAAAACTCTGCCGCCGTCGGCGCCGAGCTCACCAGCGGCGTCGGCGAGCGGTGTTTTCTCCAGCAGAGTGGCGTGCATCATCACGCACGAGAGCCAGGGCAATCCGCGCGCCTACAACCGCAGCGGCGCCGCAGGCCTCGGCCAGTTCTTGCCCAGCACCTGGGCGAGCACACCCCAGGGTCGCGCCGGGTTGAGCGTGTGGGACCCCGCCGCCAACACGGCAGCTATCAACTACATGCTCGCGGCCGGGCGCGCTCGGGAATTTGACGCCGTGAGATTTTTCGGATGCTGAAAGCGATCTCGTTGTTCTCTGGCGTGGGCGGTTTCGAGATTGGACTCGGGAGGGCTGGCATTGAAACCGTGCTGCAAGTTGAAAACGACCCATGGTGCCTGAGCGTCCTCGAGCGGCACTGGCCCGAGTGTGAGCGAGTCACAGACGTTCGCAAAGTGGACGCGACCGCACTTCAGGGACGACGCCGAGACATGGTCAGCGTCGGAGCCAACTCCGACGCTGAACGGTTTCGAGATGCGGGATGGGGGCGAGACAACGCCACCGGTGTTGATCTCGTCTACGGCGGATTCCCGTGCCAGGACCTCAGCGTGGCCGGCAAACGGGCCGGTCTTCGGGGCGAACGAAGCGGTCTGTGGCATGAGTTCCACCGCGTGCTGCGCGAGCTGCGGCCACGATGGACAGTCATTGAGAATGTTCCCGGACTGCTTTCCTCCAACGGGGGTGCCGACTTCGGTGTCGTACTCCGGGGCATGGATGACCTCGGGTACGGTATCGCGTGGCGAGTTCTGGACGCGCGCTGGTTCGGAGTCCCCCAGAGGCGCCGTCGTGTCTTCATTGTCGGCTGTCTTGGAGACGCGCCCCGTGCCGCGCAAGTACTGGCTGTCTGCGAGAGCTGCGGCGGGCATTCTCAGACGCGCAGCGAAGAGAGGCAAGACGTTGCCTACGCGCTTAATGCAAGCGTTAGAGGCACTGGCGACGGGCATGGGAACGCCTGGAACTCCAACTACGTAGCCGACGACATTGCCCATACGCTTGATGACGGCGCTCGAAGGGCTAGCGTCGAGTTGCCGATGATCGCCGCCAGCCTCAGCGCTGGCGGGAGCCAGGGTGTCAGACGCCTGACGCCGCTCGAGGCAGAGCGTTTGCAAGGCTGGCCTGATGATTGGACGCGCTACACCGCTGATGGCCGCGAGATCCCCGACTCTCACCGGTATAGAATGATTGGAAATGGTGTCGTCAGTACGGTTTCGGAATGGATAGGACACAGGCTTGTCTGGGTTGACACGCACATGTCAGGTGGCCGGCTGTGAGCGACCGCACTTCGCCGCTCACTTGTGCGGACCGCACTACAAGCGCAAGTGGCGATACGGCGACCCGCTCGCTGGTGGTCCGTTCGTGGGGGAAGATGCCGCGCGTCTGGCAGCGCTCTATGTGGTGCAGGCTGATGGCTGTTGGCTCTGGCAGGGAGCGATCGACTGGGTCGGTTACGGAGAGGTCTGGTGGCGTGGCAAGCGCCATCGCGCTCACAGAGCGGTCTATCAGGAGTTACGCCACACCCTGCAGGACGGCACCGAACTGGATCATGTCTGCCGCGTCAAGCGATGCGTCAACCCGGATCATCTGGAGATCGTCACCCACGCGGAGAACTTGCGTCGCCACTACGCCGCGAGCGTGGTTGCCTGCCCTAAGGGCCATCTCTATGACGAAGCAAACATCTATCGTGATCATGGCAAGCGTCGCTGTCGGGAGTGCATGCGCGAGCAGCAGCGTCGAAGGAGAACACGCAACCGCAACTGACCGCATGATCGGCAACGGCGTGGTCGCGACGGTTGCCGAGTGGATCGGGCATCGCTTGACGCATCAATGAATACCCTGATTGGAGCTGCTGTATGACCCAATCGCTGGCGCGCGTCGAACCGAACGGAGTGCGCTATCAGCCGACGACCATCGGCACCGAGCAACTCGGCAGCATCATGGTCAAGTCCGGCTTCTTCAAGGACACGCGGGACGAAGCCCAGGCGATAGTCAAGATCTTATATGGCAGCGAGCTCGGCTTCGGCCCGATCGCGTCCATGCTCGGCTGCTACATCGTCGACGGGCGGCCATCGCTGTCCGCGCAGCTCATCGCCTCGGCCATTCAGAAGTCAGGTACCTATCGCTACCGTGTGCGGGAGTGGACAGACACGCGCTGTCGTATTGAGTTTTTCGAGCGCGGCGAATCTGTCGGTGAGTCCACCTTCTCGCTGGACGACGCCAGCCGCGCCGGCCTGGCAAACAAGCAGACATGGAAGCAATACCCGAAGGCGATGCTGTGGGCGCGCGCCATGTCCCAGGGTGCGCGTGCGTATGCCCCGGACGTGTTCAACGGTGCCATCTACACGCCCGACGAGTTGCAGGAGGACTGGGAGGCAACGACGCGCGACGCCATCCCCGCACCGCCGCCTGAGGCGTACGTGCCGACCGTCGAGCAGGAAGTTGACGATCGTGACCTGGTGCGCTCGGCGGACGAGAGAATCTGGCAGCGCTGGGAGAAGCTGCTGAGCGATGCGCGGAGCCTGGGGCTGAACCCGGAAACGGTCGCGCTGCCGGTCGAACGCGCGGACCTGAAGTTCCGCGGCACGGCACTGGTGGAGGCGATCAGCGAGCGCCAGGAGCAGTTGGACAGAGACGAGGCGGCGCACATCGCCGAGCAGGCGAATACCGCGGCGGGCGACCGCGACGAGGACCTGGACCGCATCGAAGTGGCGCGTCAGAAGGCGAGCGGGGAGTTGCGGTAGTGGTGTCAAGATTCTGGCTGGTGGAACTGGAGCCGGACCTGGCGGCGCACTCCACGACGCGTACCGGCGTGTGGTGCTCATTGAAGGGCGTCAATGGCATCAGGGCCATCACCGATATGGAAGTCGTCTCGCAGGCGACGCTGGACGAGCTGCTGCTCCCCGCCGTGCAGTCGCTCGTCAAACGACCAACCAGCACAAGGAAGCGGGAGTGATGGCACGGTTGGACACGCATTGGCACGCGAATCCGAAGGTGCTGGCACTCGGGCTGGATGGGATGGGGCTGCATTCCTGGAGCATCAGCTACTGCGATGCGGAATTGACCGACGGCTTTATTCCGACAGGTGCGTTGCCGCAGTTGCCGAGGCTGAAACAGGCAGTCACCCGGTTGGTGGACCTGCATCGGTGGGAGGTGGTCGAAGGTGGGTATCAGTTGCACGATTATCTGCACTACAACCGCAGCCGCGAGCAGGTCGTGTCGGAGCGCGCGGCCGCCGCCGAACGCATGCAACGTGCCCGTGTTCGCCCGAACAACAGCCGAAGTTCTGACCGGAGTTCGGGCGAAGTTCAACCGCTACCCGTTCCCGTTCCCGTTCCCGTTCCCGTTCCCGAAGTTCCTACGGAACTTCTAGAGGGGCATCCCCCCACCCCCTTCGGGGAAAGTTCGGACGAAGTTCGGCCGAACAGCGTAGCGACCCCAAGAATGCGGCGTGGCAAGCCCAAGCGTGAGCCGCCAGCGGAACCAGCGTGTTGTCCAAACTTCGCTCGAACTGGCTCAGAGCACTGGCAGTTCTGCCCGAACGCCGCGGCGGAGGTCGAGGTGTGAACTCAGGCGACCCGGGTGCAACCACAAGCGTCACGCCGCAGCCGTTCTTCGACTCGCTGATGGCACTCCCGAGTCCCGAGCGTGCCGACTAATGCCACGACGACTACACTCGAGCCGACCCCGTGACTGACGCCGAGTACTGTGTGACGTGTGGCCGCTTGATCCCACCACCGACCTGGCCCGAGCCTACCGCCCGACCCGTCGTCAAACACCTGTACTGCTCACCACGCTGCGCCCGCCGCCAGCAGGCAACCCTCCGCCGTCTGCGCGAAACTTCCGTGCCTGAGGCGCTGAGTGACTGACCTCATGCCGAGTGCTGACCCCACGCCGACGGTTGACCTGCGAAAGTGCGGGCGGCGCACACGAACCGGTGGCAAGTGCACGCAGTGGAAGTTGCGCGGTCAGAGCGTGTGCAAGATGCACGGCGGCAAATCCCCCCAGGCGCTCGCCAAAGCGGAGGACCGCTTACGCGCATTGGTGCACCCGGCTATCACCGGACTCGCCGAATTGATTAAGCAAGCGGACTCCGACTCCGTCCGGTTATCCGCCATCAGGGACCTGCTCGACCGTACCGGCTTCCGGACTCCAGATGCTGCACCGGAGTCCACCGCGCAAACCATGCACGTGACTGTCGCTTTCGATCATGCCAACACCGCCGAAACACTCGAGAACATCACGTTCAGTCTCCCAGACGCCGAGTAACGCGCTGTTCCACCGGCCGGCGCTGTACTCCAAGCAACTGGAGGCTATCTACGCTCCGCAGCGCTACAGCGTTATCGAAGCGTCCACGAAATCCGGAAAAACCGTCGGCTGCATGGTGTGGCTCGCCGAGCAGGCCTGGCTGGGCAAGCCGGGCTACGAGTTCTGGTGGGTCGCGCCCATCTACGAGCAGGCCCGCATCGTCTTCCGCCGCCTCAAGCGCGGCCTGACCGCCGGCACGTTTTCGACCAACGAATCGGAGTGCAGCATCAGCCTCGCCAATGGCGCCGTGCTGCGTTTCAAGGGCGCCGACAACCCCGACTCACTGTACGGCGAGGACGTGCGCGCCGCGGTCATCGACGAGGCCACCCGCGTCAAGGAAGAGGCCTGGTTCGCCATCCGCTCGACGCTCACGGCCACCCGCGGCAAGGTGCGCATCATCGGCAACGTCAAGGGCCGCCGCAACTGGGCGTACCGCCTGGCGCGGCGCGCCGAATCGGGCGACCCCGACATGCACTACGCCCGGATCACGGCGTACGATGCCATCCAGGCCGGCGTGCTCGAGCAGGACGAGATCGACGATGCCCGCTCGCAACTGCCTGAGCACGTGTTCCGCGAGTTGTACGAGGCCGAGCCGAGCGACGACGAGGGCAACCCGTTCGGCCTGGCCGCCATCCGCGCCTGTCTCGAGCCGATGCATGCTGAGTGCGTGCCGGCGTGCTGGGGCTGGGACCTGGCTCGAGCGAACGACTGGACGTGGGGCATCGCCCTGTGCGACCACGGCAACGTGTGCCGCTCGGAACGCTGGAACCAGACGCAATATCCGAGCCTCGACGACGACGCGGACGAACAATCGTCGCACCCGCAGTTCTGGGAGGTCACCCTGCGCCGCATCCGCGACCTGGTTGGCCGCATGCCAGCTGCCGTCGACTCCACCGGACCGGGCGGGCCCATCGACCAGGCGCTGAATGCCGAGCACCGCAATGTCGAGGGCTACGTGTTCAACCTGCGCTCCAAGCAACTGCTCATGGAGGGCCTCGCCGTGGCCATCCAGCAGCGGGAGATCGGCTTCCCGGAGGGCGCCCTGCAGCACGAGCTCGAGGCCTTCGAGTACGCCTACTCGCGGACCGGCGTCCACTACTCGGCGCCGGAGGGCATGCACGACGACGGCGTGTGCGCGCTCGCCCTGGCCGTGTACAAGTTCGCTCAGTTGGGAAAACTGCGCATGCTGGACGTGCTGTTCTCTCAGGCGACGAACATCCGGCATACGGGCACGCTCGTCGGCGGCACTGGGAACCGCAGTTGGCGATGAGCACTAGACAACGAGCCGTAGACTTGTGGCATGCCCACCGATCCACAGACCATCGCCGACCAGCTCGCCGACTCTGAGAGCGCGACGCTGTTCCTGGACGAGAAGCTCGACGCCGCCACGCGTAAGACGCTGATGGATGACTACCAGATTTTCAGCGAGCACGACCTGGTGCGCGACGTCGACGCGGTGCGCGAGGCGACCGACGAGGAGATCGCCGAGTCTCTTGCGGCCGCCGAGGCGGCATCCACGAAGCCCGCGAGCGCACCCAAGGCTGGCGCCGCGACCACCTCGAGCACGTGAGTCCGCTGAGGCGCGACCGGCTGTACACGCTGCGCACCGCGCTCGTGTGGGCCGGTCTGGGCTGGGGCGGCTGCCCCAGCTGGGGCCACCACTTGACCTGGCGCTACGCCTGAGCCTGACCTGAATGCGCGAAGGCGACGTCCCCAGCAGCAGCCAGCTCGCCACGCTGTGGTGGAGCAAGTACCAGGAGTTCCAGACCACACGGCTGCGCGTGCGCGACTGTCGCGACTGGCTCAACGGGCGCTGGGACCCGGTGGTGCCCAAGGACTTCGCCCAGGTCGCCGGCAACCTCGCCGTCAAACTGCCGTACGCCGTTACCGTGCCGCTGCACGCGGTGCAGATGCTCTCTGGCAAACGGCCCAGACTGCGCCGCGACCCGATGGGCAAGAGCGTGGGTGCGCGCACCAGCGCCTCGGACCTCGAGATCTGGGCCAACTCGGCCGTGCAGGCTATCGAGGAGCAGCACGGCAAGTTCTGGCGGCCGCTGATGGACATGCTGTTCAACCAGGGCTCCGGCGCCGTGTTGTGCTTTCCCGCGGCCGGCGGCTGGGAGAACATGCCCAGCTACGTCGACGACGACGGTGGCGTCTACCCGCAGTTCAAGAAGCCGACCGCCAAGCAGTCAGCCTCCGAGTACGAGGAGTTCCTGCTCGACTGGAAGGCGCGCCAGGTGCCCATGAGCATCCGCGTCGTGGGTGTCGACCAGTGCCTGCCGATCCTCGGTCCGGGCCATCGTCTGGACGGGCTGATCGTCCGCTCGCAGTACGCCCAAGAGGACCTCGAGGCCCGCGGCTACCGCTGGCGCTTCGGCGACGATGGCCACGTCGGCAGTGGCTACGACCCCGACTACATGAGCCAGTCGCGCGGCATGTACCCCAAGTTCACGTTGTACGAGCTGTGGCGGCCAGGCAGCGTCGTCTACTACATCGGCAACGGCGTGACCGCGCCGGCCACCGACGGCAGCAACCTGACCATCGCGCACCGCGTCAACGCGGGTGGCGAGACGAACCTGGCCGCGGTCGATCTTGCCCGCGATTTCGGCATCACGCGCTTGTGCGGGACGTGGGTGTGGGGCTGCAACTTTGCCAGTGAAACTGACCCGGATCGGCGCGGCGTGCCGTTCCTGTGGCCGTTCCTGAGCGTGCTGCAGGGCATGAACAACCTCGCCACCGCCAAGCTGGCCCACACCTGGCAGCATGCGTTCGGCGGCTGGTTCATCCCCGCCAATGCGGACGTGTCGCCGGACCTGGTGCTCGAGAACGGCCGGCCGCGCGAGATCGACATCCAGCCGATGAAGGCGCAGTACGTGGCCGGCAACCCCGTGCCGGCGACCCACCCTGGCACGAACAAGGACGTCGACGAGCTGATGGGGCTGATGCTCGGCGCGGTGCACGAGGAGGCACCCAGCGCCGCGGCGGGCGGCGGTCCGGGCGCGACGTCCGGCCACGATCGCGCCCTGATCCGCTCCATGCTGCAGGATGCCTACGACGACGTGCTCAATGGCGGGCTTGAGGCGATGACCTTTGTCGGCAGCATGGCCACCGAGATCGCCGATCGCATCGTCGAGTACTACGACGTGACCGTGCCGGTGTACTGCAGCGTGCAGCCCAAGGGCATGCGCCAGAGCATTCGCAAGGCCCAGGAGCTCACGCGCGACATGACCCAGGGCGTGTACGACTTCTGGTGCGAGTACCCGCCGGAAGAGGGCGAGAATCTGCCCTACGCCCAGATGCTGATGCAGTGGAGCATCGAGGGCCGCATCCCGTTGCGTCAGGCGCTCGAGAAGGGGCTCGGCGACGAGTCACCGGACGAGACGATGATCGAGATCCAGACCGAAAAACTGCTGTTCAACACGCCGCAGGGCCAGCAGTACCTGTTCCAGCTCGTCGCCAAGAAGCTCGACGACGACAAGATGGCCCAGTTGTTCCAGGCGGTGCAGACGGGCCAGGCGATGCCAGACGGCACGCCCACCGCGGCGCTACCGGGCGGTGGCCTGCCACCAGGTGCGACCGGCAGCCTGCCGGGAACGACGCCACCACAGCCGGTCAACTCCGCGATTGGTGGCATTATGGCCGGGGCCTCGGGTGCTGGGCCCATGCGCCAGGACGTGCTCGCTTCCCAGCAAGCGGGCGCCATAGTCGGACCGGGGGCCGCGGCACCTCCGGGTGGATGAGCAGCATGGCAAGCGGCAAGCGACAGCCGAACATCGGCAGGAGTACCCAGAGCACGAGCTACCCGGATCCATCCCTGGCGGGCAGCATCGGGTCGTCCAACAACTCACTGGGGTCAACCGCGCATAACCAGAACGCGGCCAACTTCGTGGAGGACCCCGACGTCTGCAACGACTCGCCCGCAGTGCACAAGTCGTATAGCTGGAACAAGGGCGAAACGGGGAACGCCACGTAGGCGCGCATGGCTCAGGCAAAGGGGCGCGTCAATCCGAAAACGGGCAAGCCGTGGACGGCGGCCCAGGACGACGCCGCGGACCGCAAGGCCGGCATCCGTGAGGGCAGCAAACGCGACAATGCGCTGGATCGCAAGCGCGGCGTGCCCATCGTCGTGGTGGCCATCAAGGCCAAACCCAGGGGTAAGCGCTGATGGCTGGCAAGAACTGGATTGCCGGGGCCATATCCAAGCCAGGTGCCCTGCGGAAAAGCCTGGGTGCCAAGCCTGGTCAACCCATCCCCGCCGCCAAGCTCAACAAGGCAGCCAACTCGAGCAATCCGACGACCGCGCGGCGGGCGAATCTCGCCAAGACGCTCAAGAAAATGCACTGAGGAGGGTCGTATCCGATGCCAGGTCGACCAACCGCACCCCGCGTGCCGAAAATCCCGAGCATGCCGAAGATGGCCGCCGGCGCACCGCGAATGCCGAAGATGGGCATGGGCGTGCGGGCCGCCCCGAAGATGCCGAAGATGCCGAAATGACCAAGAACAAGGCCCACAACGGCCCGAGCAACGCCGGCTCGCGCGCCGGGCCGAACAGCGAGCAGGAACTCGACAAACTGGCGCGCCTCAACGCCCAGATGTTGCCGCCCCAGCCGCTCATGCTCGAGGCCGATCGGCACGGCTACCCGACGCCACCCCAGCGCCTGCACAAGGGCAACGTGCCCACCGGTGGGCCTGGTGGTGGCCACCTGCACCAGCGCTCGCCCACGAGTTGAAGCAGTAGCCATGCCGTTGATCAAGAGCGCTGGGAAGAAGGCCGTTAGCCAGAACATAAAAACGGAAATGGCCGCTGGCAAACCCCAGAAGCAGGCGGTGGCGATCGCGCTCAACACCCAGCGGCAGGCTAGGAACAAAAAGCGCTGAACGATGGCAGGCCAGAGTAGCCAGGACGTCCTGCAGCAGACCGTGAACGGCTTCGCGTCGAAGGTCAGCGAGTACGCCGACGGCATCGCCGGACGTCTCGGGCAGCCGATGTCGGGCACCCAGTTGAGCAAGGACGACGCCGTGCAGCGCTGGAATTTCTCGCCGCTCGGCTCCACGCAGGCGGCCGACGCGATGTATCACCAGATGGTCGCGCAGGGCATGCCGCCGGGCAAGGCGCTCGACCAGGTGTATCCGATGCGCAGCATGCTGTACCGCGGTGCTGACGTGCAGGACGCCATCAGCAACGCGCGCCAGATCGCCGGCTGGGCTGCCGACGCGACGGGTCAGCCGGCACCCGAAGAGCCGAAGTCGTCGACGCTGGTGCACCAGATGCTGATGCAGCCGCCGGTGTCGCAACAGGGCCCGCCGCCGATGCCACCGCCTGTCATGCCACCCCCCATGGCGGGTCCTGGGCCGGGGCCAGCAGCTCCGGGTGCCATCGCTGGGCCGGTCATGCCGCCACCTGCACCGATGCCCATGCCGATGCCTGGGCCAGCTCCGATGATGCCGCCGCCGCCGCCGCAGCAGGTCGCCTGAGATGCCACTCAATCGACCGAATCCCGCGGCTGGCCGACCCGTCCCGCCAGGCTTCCCCGCGGTGCCGCCGTACATCACGGCGAATGGCATTCCGACCAACGATCCTGGTACCGCGGACGCGCCGACACAACCGCCCGTCACCAACGTCGACATCGCACCGGCGGGCAGCGGTGCCGCACCGACGCCCGCCCCAGCGCCCGCACCGGCACCCGCGGCGGCAACGCCGACGGGTCCAGCCGCGGGCCCGCCCTCACCCGGTGGGCTGAATGCCGGCGGCTACACCGTCGCGCAGATCACCGCGCAATCCGACCAGGAGCTGCTGCAGGCCAACGCCGACGTGGCCAAGCTCTGGGAGGGCATCAACGCCCAGCGACAGGCCGTCGCTGACCTGCAGGCGGGCGGTCTGGCCGCTGATCCGACCGGTAGCAAACTGCAGAACGCGACCAGTCAGCTCAACTCGCAGTACTCGACCCTCAGCGCGGCGATGCAGCGCGTTGAGACGGCCAACGCCTCACGCGCCACGACGCTGCAGAAGGCCATCGACGCGGCCACCCTCGATCCCTCGCAGGTCGATCTCGCCAAGGCGCAGGCCAGCAAGGCGACCTCCGATAGCGACCTGAGCAAGACCCAGCGCGACGTCCTCGACAAGGGCTCCCAGGGGCAGCGCGATCTGGTCGCGGCGCAGGCCACCCAGGCGAGCGCCACGGCAGCTGCCAGTCTGGCCACCGCGGCCGCGACGACGGCGAAGACGCCCGCCGAGATCGATCAACTGAAGGCCCAGGCCAGGGCGCTCGGCGCGCAGGCCGACCAGACCGAGCAGTTGCTGCCGGGGCTGATCGAGAAGCAGAAGGCCGAGACGGGGCTGACGGTCGCGCAGACCGACCTGACGGGCTCGCAGTCCAGCCTGGCCAAGGCACAAGCCGGACAGGCCGACGCGCAGTCGGGTCTGATCAAGGCCCAGACAAAGCAGACCGCCGCCACGACGGACACGCTGCTGCCGGCGCAGGCGGGCCTTGCGACCGCTCAGGCGGGGCTGGCGACTGCCCAGGCCGCCAGTACCACGGCCGACATTCAGAAAGGCTTGCAGGGGCCCACCTATGGCCTGCAGGACCAGCTCAAGGCAATCCTGCAGATCCACGACCAGATCTTCGGTCCCGGTGGGTCGGGCACGCCGGACCAGCGGAAGCAGCAAGCTAACGACTTGCTCGAGCAGTACTTCAACGCGACCGTCGGCGGCACGACGCCCTACGCGGCGAGCGTGGCCGCGGCGAATGCCGGACTGACCGCGTACGGCACGCAGATGTCGGGCACCAACGCCCTGCAAGCGGCGCAGGCGTCGCGTGCGAACGCCTACGCCGGGCTGGCGGGCACCGAGCTCGGCACGCTGGCGGGGATGAACGCGTACGCGCCGAAGGGCAGCACGGCGATGGCCGGCGCGTACCGCTCGCTCATGGACGACATGGCCCAGCGGTTGGGAGCGCCCCAGTTCGCGGCGGCGCCGATTCCCAACGCACCAGCGCTGCCGGCGTACCTGCAGGGCTTCGCGAATCCCGCGGGTCCAGGTGGCGCAGCGCCGGCTGGCTTCATGGACACGCCCGCCGGGCGCGCGGCGATGGCCGCGGCGAATCCCTCGCTGTTGGCCACACCCGGTCGCCCTGCAACAGCACCGACGACCGCTGGTGCGCCGCCGCCTGCGACGCCTGTTGCGACGAACGGTGCCGGACCTGCGCCGGGCAGCAACTATCCCGGCGGGGTGGCCTACACCGGCGGTGTTCCGCCCTGGCTGGCGCAGCCAGGACCGTCCATGCCGGCGTCGATCGCCAACTACGCCCAACCTGGCGGCGCGGTCTCGCCACAGCAAGCCTTCACCCAGGGCTTTCAGGCCAACACGCCCGCCCTGCCGAACGTGCTGTCGATGTACGGCCTGAACATGCCGAGCCCGATGCAGATGCTCGGCGGCAACCCCTACATCGGGATGGGAGTTTGAGTCGTTGTGCGGGGTGGTGTAGCGGTTAGCATGGCACTGTTGTTAGGTGCAGACCCGGGTTCGATCCCTGGCTCCGCATCCGTTGCTGAGGGAGGGACCAGCTAACAAATCCGCTCGACGTCTTCGCTGGTCAGACCGCTGGCGTGCAGTCTGGCCTGCAGCAACAGGCGCTGTCGCAGCAGATGTCGCAGTTCCTGCAAGCGCTGCAGTTCCAGCAGCAGCAGGCCGCGATGCAGAACTCCCAGTCGCTGTCGACGTTGTTCGGCAGCGCACCGGGTGGCAACTGGTCGCAGTGGCCGATCAGCCAGTCCATGCAGCCGCTGCCCGGTACTCAGACGCAGCAGGCGCTCGCGCAGCAGATGCAGAACGCGCTGGGCGCCGCGAGCGTGACGGGTCAGTTCGCGAACCCATCGACGCAGATGTACGCGCCGGGCACGTTCATCAGGAACTCCGATACCGGGGCGATCGGCCAGGTGCAGCAGAACGGTGGCGTGCGCACCTTTGGCTCGATGCAGGAGTACCTGGGCGCGGGCGGCACGCAGGATGCCGTGCTGAAAATGCCGCAGTTGTCTCAAGCCGAGTACGGCAACCTGGGCACGACCGGTCAGCCCACCCAGCCGACGCTGCAGGCGTCGCAGCTGACTGGCATGTACCAGGGCGCGCCCACCGCGGCCTATCAGCAGCAGATCGCGAACATGCTCGGTCAGGGCGCGCAACTGACCGGCACGTACTACGACCCTGCTCAGATGCGCTACCAGCCGGGCACGTTCGTCAAGGACGCCGGTACGGGTGGTATTGGTCAGGTGCAGCCGAACGGTCAGCTGCGCATGTTCGGCTCGATGGACGAGTACACCGCGGCGGGCGGCACGCGCGAGCAACTCGCCGGGCTACCGAGCGTCCCGGATGCGCAGTACTACCAGATGGCCACCCAGGGCCAGACGCCGGGCCAGCAAACGCTGCAGTCGATCAACCAGGCCGCGCAGTTGTCGGGCATGTACAACGGTGCTCCGACCGAAGCCGCCAGCGAGTACTCGAGGACGCTGGCCCAACAGATGCAGCAGTTTCAGCAGAGCTTTGGGCTGCAGCAGGGCCAGCTCACGGGCCAGTACAACGGTGCACCCACCGAGGCCGCGAGCGAGTTCGCGCGCAACCTGGCGCTCCAGCAGGGTCAGCTCGGGCAGCAGTACCTGTCGACCGCAGCGCAACTGCAGGGTCCGCAAAACACGTTCCAGTTGTCGAACTACCTGCGCGGCGCGGCGGCCAATCCGAATGTGCCGGTGTACCTGCAGAATCTCCAGAACAACATGGGCATGCCCAGTTTCCAGGGCACCGGCCAGCAGGCGCCCACCGCGGCGAGCATGGGTGGACTGGCAGCCGGCATGGGCTACGGATCGCCCGCCAGCGGCACCGGTACGGATACCTCGGGTGGCGCGACCGCCGGCTGGAACTATGGCGACACGCTGAACAGCATCAAAGGCATCGCCTCGAGCGGGGCGCAGTCGCTCGGTCCGGGCTCGCTCGAGCGGCTGAGTCCGGACGAGCTCGGGGCCTTCGGCTCAGGCCTGGGTGCGGCGGGGTACAGCCTGCCAAGCTTCATGCAGCAGTACCAGAACTCGCGCGTCGGGCAGCAGGCGCCGACCGCCCAGACCGCGCTGGCGTAAGACATGCCAGGCATCTGGCTGAGCGACGACGAGCTGCGCAGCAGCGAGGGCGCGATCTGGCTGCAGCAGCAACAGCAGCGCGTCCAGGCTGGCCAGTCCTGGGCGGGCGAGCAGCTCGCGCGTCTGCAACAGCAGGCCGCGCAACAGGTCGCCGCGCTCGCCCCCTCGCCAGTCGCCGCACCACCGCCGGTGCCGGCGCCCGCACCACCTCCCGCTCCACCCCCAGTGCCTGCACCCGTTGCCCCACCACCGGTCGTGCCGATTGGCGGTGCGCCGACGGGCGCGGTGGGCGCGCCCGTACCGGGTGACCTGACCACGGCGGGCATCGCGCCACCCGCGCCGGCTCAAACGCCGCCGACGCCCACGGTGCCGACGCCGGCGCCCGCTCAAACGCCATCCGTCGCGGACGTCGGCCAGTCCTGGGCGCAAGAGCAGATCCAGAACCTGCTGAACCCATCGGCTCAAACGCCTTCGAGCACGCCGGCACCACAGCCCATTCCAGGGATGGCCGCGCCGCCCTTGCCTGGTGCGGCGCCCTCCCCGCCACCCGCGACCCAACCTGTGGCGCCTCCTCCCTCCCAGTCGAGCACGCCGCAGGCTGGGACCGCGTCGAGTGCGCCGCCCGATCGGTCGATGTCCTATCAGGACTATGCGAAGGCCGCGGCCGCGCGTGCCGGCATTGATCCCAACGTCTTCACCGCGCAGATCCAGCAAGAGTCAGGCTTCAATCCCACGGCCAAGAGTCCGGCAGGCGCCATCGGGATCGCCCAGTTCATGCCAGCTACTGCTGCCGGCGTCAACCTGGACCCGACCGATCCCTACGCCAGCCTCGACGCTGCGGCGAAAGAGGACGCCGCGCGGTTGAAGCAGTACGGCGGCGATTGGGGCAAGACGCTGGCGTCCTACAACGCTGGCGCTGGCGCGGTCGAGCAGTACGGTGGCATCCCGCCGTACGCCGAGACGCAGAGCTACGTCAAGACGATCATGGGCAATGCCCAGAAGGCGGCCGACGCCGCGGGCACGACCATCAGCGGTCTGGTGCAGCAGGGCGTTGACGTGGCTCAGGGCGCGATCAGCAAGGGCCAGACCGCGGTCAATACGGCCGTGCAGGGCGCGCAGTCGGCCGTCGCGCGCACCTCGCAGTTCGCGATGGGTCTCAGTTCAGGCGACGCGTATTCCTTTTGCGGGCCCGCGGCCGCGATCGCGTTCGCAGACACGTATGGCCGCAACCCGACGGTCGCTGAGGCCAAGCAGCTCGCCCAACAGGTGGGCTGGAACTCTGACCAGGGCATGGCCGGCGTGCAGTCCGAGGTCAAACTGTTGGGTGCCATGGGTGTCGACGCGCACATGACCAGTGGCGTCGACTGGGCCAGCGTCGGTCGCGATGCTTCGGGCGGTAACCCGGTCATCATCGACACGCCAGGCCATTACTACTACGTCGACGGCTACAACGCGCAGACGGGCCAGTTGCACGTCGGCACGAGCGGCACCGATCTCAAGGGCGGCTCCGACTGGATGACGCCGGATCAGATCAACAAGATGCCCCAGTCTGGGGGTGGGGCGCGCGCGGCCATCTTCGCCGACCACCCGCTCGCCCAATCGGACGGCCTTGCCCAGTCAACCGCCGCGTCTACGAAGGCCACGAGCCCGCAAGGTGGTCAGACGTTCATGGGCGGTCTGCAGGACGCGGCCGGCAACGTGCTCGCGAACGCGCCCGTGCCGTTCGTCGGCGGCAGGTTCGGCCAGCTCGGTGATCTCCTCGGGCAGAACCAGCAAAGCTTGCAGCAGGGCCGCGACCTGGTTGGCAGCATCCTCAGCCCCGACCTGAACGCGCCCGCGCCGCTGCGCGCCAAGGCGGACAGCATCCTCCAGAGCGTGCAGGATGTGGGCGGCCAGGCGGGGCAAGCCAGCCAGAATTTACTCCAGCAGGGGCAAAACCTGCTCCAGGGCGTGCAGCAGGCGCCGCAGACGGTGAACGACCTGCTCAACCAGAACGCGTTGTTCTCCCAGGGCATCCCCAACATCGGCGGCAACCTGCTCGAGGGCGCGGGCAACCTAGCCGGACAGGGGCAACAGGCGCTCGGCAATCTGAATGACGTCCTCAGCAACCCGCAGCAGATGTACGCCAATAGTCCGACAGCAGCCTTCAATCGGAACCTGCAAGGTCTGGGCCAGGATGTGCTGGCACCCGTACTCAACTCCGCGGCTGACGCGCTCAACCCGTCGGTCACCCCAGAGGCGCCGCTCGGGCGTGGCGCTGACTGGCTGTCGCAGCAGAACGTGCCGCTCCTGAGCGGCGCGGCCGATGTGCTCGGGCCGACACTCAAGCAGGGCGGCGCTCTCGACGCCACCTACGTCACCGACGCGCTCGCGCAGAAGTACGGCACGTCCGACTCGAGTCAGTACTCTTCCGAGGACCAGCAGCGTCTCAGCCAGGCCCGCATGGCCGTCGGTGGTATCAGCACCGCCGACTGGGGCAAGGGGTTTTACCGCGGCGGCATCATCTCATCGCCCGCGACGATGGCCGATATTGCCATGAATTCCGGTGCTGGGCCGATCGTCTCCACTGTGACCGGCGCCCTAGGCGACGTCCTGCACGGAACCGCTGCACCAGGTCGGCTCACCGGTCGCGCGCTCGGGACCGCATCTGGCATCGGCCAGTGGGCGGGGCAGTTCCTCGACGCGCTCAGACCCTCGGCAGCCTCGCCGAGCTCGCTCGTTGGCAGGGCTACGCCGGGTATCGAGCGTGGCGCCGCGTACGCCGCCGAGGGTTGGGGCATGACGCACGGCGCGTTTCAGCAGGCGACGCAGAACCTGATCCAGCAGCAGGAGCTCGGTGCCGCCGCTGGACAGGCTGCCTCGAAAGTCGGAAGCATCGGCACCGCGGCGTGGCGCGCGGCCTATGACGCCTTTATGACCAGCCCACCGGCGGATGCCGTCGCCGCTGCACAGGCTGAAGGCGCGCGCGTGGCGGCCCGCGCAGCTCCTGGCTGGCTGACGGGCAAACTCGGCCAGCTGGCCGGCGGTGGCGCCGGTGGCCAGAACTGGCTACAGACCGCGCTGTTCCCGGTCTACCGCATGGGCATGAACCTGGCGACGCGCGCGGTTGAGGCGTCGCCGGCTGGTCTGGTTGGGACGGCCATCGACGTCGCCAGGGGGATGCTCGGTCAGGGTCCGTATGCCGCAGGACTGCTCAGCCAGCCCGCCACCAACACGGTCGCTCCGCTCGCGCGGCGCCTGATGACGAATGCGCTCGGCACTGCGCTCACGGCATTTCTGGTCAAAGAGGGCATGGAGGGCAACATCAACGGCTCCTGGGCCGGACGGACGCCTGCGGAACAGGACGACCTGCGCGCCCAGGGCATGGCCCCGGATACCTTCCGAGGGCCGGACGGCAAATGGTACGGCTGGGACAAGGCGCCGCCACAACTGCGCGGTGCGTTGATCGCGGCCGGTGCCTACGTCGACGCGGCCCACGCCTACCAGAATGCGCAGAACACGCGGGAATCGTCGGGATCCCAGGCCTATGGTCTGGAAGATCCGCGCACCGCGGCGGCGCGGACGTTGTTCAACGAGGTCGGCACCCAACTCGCCAACACGACGCCGCTACGGACGTTCGCCAGTACCTACGACATGTTCACCGGAGGAGGCCAGCAGGACCTGCGCAGTCTGACGGACATTCCCTCGAGCATCCTTGGCGGCGTGGTGCCCGAATCAGGCCTGTTGCGCGGCGTCAGCCAGATGACCGACCCGTACCAGCGCCAGGTGCTGCAGCCAAAGACGACGGATCAGGTCGTGCCAGCCATCCTGCAGAACGTGCAGCAGAACCTGCCGGGTCTGCGCGAGCAGTTGCCATCGCGTCTTGACGTGCTCGGTCGCGACGTTGTCAATCCGGTCCAGGGTCTGAGCGCGATCCTGCCCCTGCGCGCTGCCGCCGGCGAGCCGAACCCCATCCTGGGCGCGCTGGCGAACACGGGCGTGGCGCCCTCGAGCGCACCCACGAGCATCCCCTATGGACCGTCAACCATCAACCTGAGGCCGGACGAACAGCAGACGTATATCCGGGAGCGTGGTCAACTCATCCAACAGATGGCGTCGGAGCTGGTCAACTCGCCCAGCTTTGCCCAGATGCCTGACTACGCGCAGAAGATCGCCCTGCAGCGCGTCACTCAGGTCGCCGGCGAGGTCGCAGGCAAGATGCTGTTGGCCAGCATGGGCAACCCGAACCAGCGCATGTCGGCGCAAGGCGTGCTCGGGCCGGTGCAGTCGTACGCGTTGCCCAACTCGCTCGACCAGGCGACGCAGCAGCATAACCAGGCGATGCACCAGGCGCTGATGCAGTCGCTGCTGGGCGGCCAGTCCGGTACTCAGTCGATCATGGCGGCCAACCAGGCCGCTCTGGGTGCGGTCTAGTTCGGCAACTGCACCCAGACCGGGCAATGCGCCACCGGGATAAACCCTGGCGCGGTGCCACCCGACTTGGTTTGCATGGTGCAACCGCTGGGCAACGGCCTGGTGACGTCGACCAGGACATGATCGGTCCACAACATCGGACTCAGTGCGATGACCAACGCGGCGAGGAGGATGAGCGCCCCGCCAATGATGATTGCTGCCGGAAGAAAACCGCTAGTCTTGGAGTGCATCGGAACTTACCTTTCGATGTCGTGCTCCCGGTCGCTCGAGCCAACTTGCGACGCGGGAGCGTTTTTTGGTGGCTCGGACTATAGCCCGCCGGTGTTGACTTTCTGCTAACGGAGTACAGTAGCAACGTCTGAAATGCCAGACGCTGAGCCAGGCGCACCTGCTCCGACGAGCCCGGAAGGCCCGATAGAACCCCAGGTTGAGATTGCTCTCGGTCCAGATCAGTCGATCTACCCCGAGAACCTCCGACCCGAGGCTGTGTCGACGCCCGCACCGCCCGCCGACGACGCACCGGAACCTGACGAAGCAACCATCTCTGAGCCACCGCCCGAGAGCGCTGGAACCGTCGTATCACCCGATTCGGGTGAGACGCGGGGGACCCGCCGACGAGCAGCTGAGGATGCGTACCAACGTGGTCTCCGCGAAGGGGTCGAGCGCTACGAACGCGACCAGTCGCAACGCGCGCAGCAGCAACAGCATGATCAGATCCAGCGTGAAGCGAGCCAGCGCGTCGAGCAGCTCTTCAACGACCTGGCCTCACCCGACTATGCCACGCAGGACCGTGCCCGGCAGGGCATCCTGCAGATGTACGGCGGCAACCGTCAGGCGCAGGCCCTGATGCAGACCACACGGCAGCAGATCCTGGCCGAGATGGCCCAGGATTTCGGCACGCTGCGCGACCTGGACGGTGTCGGCGACGACGGCTACCAGGCCCTGCACACCGCGCCGTCCGCAGCCGACCTGGCCAAACGGGCGTTCGAGCTGGGCAAGAAGGCGCGCGACGACCAGGTGGCTCGGCTGGAGGCCGAACTGCAGGGCGTCCGCGGCCGGCTGGTCGGCTCACGCGCAACGCCCGAACGGGCCAATGGTGGCGGCAGTTCAGACGGAAGCCTATCTATCGAACAATACGCGGCCCTGTCCGCCAAGGACGCGCGCAAGCTGACGCCGGCTCAGGTGGATGCCATGACCCGTCAACTCGCCGCCGACTCGACGAACGGCCGCAGCTAACACTGGGCTGAACTGAAAACCAGCCCTCCGCGGAGGGTCTCATACCTTGCTACACCGGCTGCCAGGCGACTGGGCACGTGCGTTTATCGCGATGCACCAGTTCGTGACAGGTGGCGCACAGCGCAACCATATTTCCGAGGGTGTACGGCCCTTGCGCAACGATGCGGTGCACGTGCGAGTGAATCTCGTCGAAGCCGCACAGTTGGCAGGGTGTTTCGCCGACGCGCGCGCGGAACCTGTCGGTCTGGGTGCCCTGTGTCTGTCGTCGCTCATAGGCATAGTGTTGGCGGCACAGGCCCTTCGCTTGGTGCGCGTTCGTGCAGCCAGGCCGCGAGCACATAGCCGGCTGTCGCTCGCGCCGGCGGGCCATGTGGCACTTCTGGCACCGCACGGCGCGGCTGGATCTCGGCAGCAACTCCCCGCAGTCGCTGCAAGTCCTGCCCGCGTTCTTGCTGTGGCAGGCCCAGCAGCGTTTCGTAGCCGCCCTCGTGCCGAGCGGCAGGAGCGTGCCACAGTCGGAGCACTTCGGCCGTCCTGTTCGCTGGGCCATCCAACAGGTTCGGCATTGCTTCGAGCGCCGGTTTGCGAGCGGTTTGCCGCAGGTCGGACACGGCGGATGCATGTTGTTGCCCAGATAGCAGGGCCGGCAGACGACCGACCCTGTTCGCGCCTTGTTGCCGCACTCACGGCAGACGCCATCCCATCTTCCCATCGTTCATTGACTGTACTAAGCCGACATGCGACAGTCCAATTAGTCGCCTGCGGCGGAGGGTAGAATTATCGCAGATGTGACCATCACGACCGCCGCCGTATTTATCGATCAGGTGTGGAGTCCCGAACTGAATCGGGCTATCCAGTTCGACGTCGTGATCGCGGCGCTGTTCGACGACAAAAGCGCGCTGGTCGACCAGCACGCCAACACCATCAACCTACCCAGCCGGCACAACCTGACCGCCAGCGCCAAGGCAGCCGGCACCGCGCTCACGCCGCAGGCGATCACCGAGACGAACCAGCAGTTCATCCTGCCGATGACCAACGGCCACCGCGCCATCGCCCAGGAAATCGAGGACATCGCCGAGATCCAGTCGCGCTACGACATCCGTTCCGAGACGACCATCGCCGGCGCCTACGCCCTGGCGCGTCAGATGGACGTCGACGCGGCGAGCCTGTTCTCAGCCGCGACCAACTCGAGCGGCACCTCGAGCTCGGAGCTCACCGACGACAACCTGATCCAGGGCCGCACCCTGCTGCGCAACCAGGCCGCGCCACGGCCGTGGTATATCGCCGTGCCGCCCGCCACGTACTCGGGCTTTCTCAAGCTCGAGAAGTTCACGAACATGCTGTACATCGGCGAGCAGGACACCGGCGGCACCGCGGTCGAAGAGGCCAGGG